ACTTTGAAAGAATTCCTCCCCGTTATGATTAATTATAAATTGATTTGGAACGGTGTTCCCTCTTGTGCTTCTCATGTTTTCAACTCGCATTTTTTACCCTCCTTTTCTTTTCTAATTGATAAACCCGAACTAACCAATGATAATTTTTATTAATATATTCTTGATAGTTTTTGTAGGGGTCCTGATTAAATAATTTTCTTTCCGCTACGTTTGCCAAATACATAGACCAAAGAAAACCCTCTCTAAATTGTTCGGCTTCCCGAACTTCATTTAATAATCTTTTAAACATTGCCATTGTTATCCCCTTGTTAATGTTACACCACCGAAAGGCAGTTGAGTTGAATAAGTATTATCGAAAGCATCAGCACTAAATATTTTTAAATCTTTAAATACTTCTGTAATAGCTTTTAATTCTTGTTGATGTTTTCTTCTTGCATCTTTTAAAGAATAATCAAAATATTTAACTTTATGCCTTGCGATATCCTCCCCGGTTGTTTCATTCTCAATATAACCAAACACCGAAAAAGAGCCGTCCGGGTGTCTTTCAACTCCCCCTGTTTGATAAAAATTTAATTTATTCGCCATTTTTTAACCTCCTTAAAATAGTTAATGACTAGTACAAATTAAAGAAACTTTTTCAAATGTCAAGAACTTTTTTTAATTTTATTTTTTAGTGTTTTATAACACTACTGCACCAGTCAACCAGAGCACCACGAACCATAAACACCAACACACTAGTAAGGATTGCAACGACTTATAAAACTCTATTATAAAATAACTTGACAAGTTTTAAAAGGGTTATTATATTGGTCCTTAAAAATAATTATGAGGAGAAAAGATAATGGCATTAAAACAAGTATTATTTAACCATGATGTTTTAGTAGAAGTGTTTCATGTTAATTTAGATTTATACGACTTTAAAATCTATACAGATATTAATAGACCTGATGCATCAAGTGACTTTGATTCTTATAGGGAAGTATTAAGTCAGCTAGACATACCGCCAATAGGTCTATATACTAGAGAAGAAATAAATGATGTTTTAAAAAAAGTAGAGGAGATAACTAATGAAACAGATTGAAGATTTATTAGAAACTATTACCCCGGAGAGGCAAGAAAGATTATTAAACCCTCAGATGTCTGATTGGTTTAGGACTTTGTTTTTAGGGAAGTATGGCTTTAGAGTCTATGATATTAAAGTTGGTCGTAAATGGGTTATAATGAGGTCCAACAATCATAGAGCTAGAATCCCGGTTGAGAAATTTAAGACGTTAGCTTTTGTTACATGGCGAAGAGACTGTGAATCAGCTACATACAATCCAAAAGAAGCTAGAAAGAGAGAATGGTACAAGGATTTTGGTTTTAACAAACCGCCTAGAGATTATTTCTTAGACCCTAAACATTTAATTTGGAAATGAAGAGTACGACAATGAGCAATGAAGCAAAAGAACAACTACAAGAATTCATAAGCGAAGCAGTCTCAGAGCGTTGGCAACTACCAACACGCCCTGATTTAGAGAAAGACTGCACAGACTATGTATGGGACAAATGGGATAAAGAGGTCCCTTACCATGACGAAACCTATGTAACCTTTTTGGTTATTCAGTTTTTATCCTATCATTGCCGGGAGGCAATATCCTCACAAGACGTGGAGTACATGGCAATAGCTGAGAAAGAAAAATTATTAACTAAATGAGAAAAGCAAATCAACAAATAGAACATGTCTCTAAAACAGGAAAGAGAGGCAAAAAGACTTCGATAGGTAGGAGAAACGTGGGTACTTCTACTATGTCGAAACGTAAGAAAGAAACCCACAAGCCTTACAGGGGGCAAGGAAAATGAAAACAAAAGAACTAGAAAAACTATTTAAAGATAAACTAGCTAAAGACGGAATAAATAAAGATTGGATGGATGAAAAGTTAATCTTTGTTAGCTTCGAAGATGATGAGGAGGAAGAGTAAAACCCTTGAAAGAAGAATACAAAATTTTAATTGATGCTCGAAAGCTAGAGAGTGAGGTTAATGGACAAGCCTTTACCATTGATGGGTTGAGAGAGCATTACAATTTAAGCTTAACCAAAGCTTTAGAAATTAAAAGACTTTTAGATAAAGATAAGGAGAAAGAATGGCTATAGATTATGAAGTTTCGGTGAACATTGAGCCGATTAAATTTGAGCGTTACCCTACTAACGAAGAGATTTATGCAAAGCTTGAAGAGTTGATAGACTTTGAGGACCTTCAATTTGGAACGACTATATCGTACATAAATAAATGACTGAGTATGATGCTCATAAACTGTATACGGAGCAACAAGAACGTGATAGAATAACTGCTCTGCATGCAAACAATGGGGTGTTGACAGTGCATTTTTCTGATGGTACTATGGAAGTCTGGAAACCCAATTGGCGAGGAAAGCTAAAGAAGATTAAAAAAAGAATTAAAGTATGAAATTAAAAGATTATGCATTGATAGTTATTTATTTTCTTGTGTTAGGTTTATTTATCTATACCGGGATTGAAGATGGAAAATACAAGGACCGACAATTTCAAAAAATAAATAAATTAAATAATGATTTAATAAAATTATCACAATATGTAGATAGTAAAACTACAGACTATGAATATTTAAAAAAGAAGATAGAGTCTAATTCAAAGGAGATAGAAGAACTTGAACGACAATTAAAAGAAACACAAGATATCGTAGATTCTTTTTATAATATGTTTTTTGATAAAACCGAACAAAGAATTGCAGAAGATATTCTAAAAAATCAAGGTGCTGAGACTACTCCTCCTCCTCCAACTCAAACCGAAGGTGTCATAACGACTCTCCCCCCTTCGGAAGTCTCAGTACCACCTTTATTAAAAATTTCTATCTTGTTAGAAAAACAGCAATTAGCGATAACTACCCCTACAGGGAGCGTGCCTGTTCCTGATAAAGTTATCGCTTTTTGCACTGATTCTAATAACAAATGCGTATGATTTACAAACTAAACAAAAAACAGTTTCGTCAATGGCAACAGTATGCCATAGACATAGAAGACAAACTGTACGAAGATAAAGCAGGATTTATGAATGAATATGTAGACGAAGATTCGTTTTCTGTACGTTTTTATGACTGCACAGTTTCACAAGAGGTCCTAGATTTCTTTGAAAAAACACTTGACTTGCTTCCTACAGGCGAGTAAAGTAACCACAAATAACAAGCTATAAGGAGTAAAATAATATGGCAGTTGCAAATGGTAAAGCGTATTGGGCGAGCGTCACAGTTCCCAATACAACTTTTGAACCAGTCTACACAGTAGACCTAGTAATTAGTGATGAAGATGCTCAAGACTTTCAAGCTAGAGGAGTTAAAGTTAAAGACTTTAGTATGAAAGATGAAGATGGTACGCCTCAATATATAGGTAAAGCTGTCACCATAAAAAGAAAAGTCAATGGAAAGAACGGACCCCGTACTGCTCCAAAACTTTTCAATAAATCTAAAGAGCCTATGGACGTAACAGTCGGTAATGGTTCTGAGGTTAGAGTTCAATACAATGAATTTGCTTGGGAATATGCAGGTAAATCTGGTGTGAGCTTAGACTTTCAGGCTATGCAGGTTCTTGATTTAGTAGCTATGAAGTCACAGGATGGTGACGAACTAAACCCATTCGGTGATGGGGAGGAGTTTTAAATGACAGAAGATAATAATACAGTCATAGAAGGCTCTGATAAACCATTCATAACTATAGACGATGTGCAAGTCTTTGTAGAAGATTTACCTGAAGAAGGTCAACAAGTCTTCGGAAGATTGCAGCGATTGAACCAAAAGAAAGTTGATGCTGTTCTTGACTTAGAAGAGTTACAGGCAGGCATTAATTTCTTTTCAAGTAAAATTGTAGAAATCTATAGTGCGGATGCACCTGAACAAGCTAACGATTCTGAAAGCACAGACGAAGACAGTTAGAACTTTTAATATTAGGCTAGGTAGTCTTTCTGTGCATAGAGACACCTAGCCTTTTTTATGCACACTATGAACAATAATCCAACATTTATAAAAATGCATCAGCCCTGTAAAGATTGCGGGAGCAGCGATGCTTTATCAATTAACGAAGATGGTTCTACCAAATGTTTTTCGTGTGGTATGTTTAATCCTAAACCTAATAACAATATTAAACCTATGACTACAACACAAACACCAAAGACATTAGAAACATTCGATAACGGAATCTATGCTCCGCTTACTGACAGGTCAATATCAAAAGATACTGCACTAAAGTATGGAGTAAAAGTTATCTATGATGCTCAAGGGCAGATAGCTCAACATAGATATCCGTACCACATAAACAACGAGCAGGCAGGAACCAAAGTCCGCTACATAAAGGATAAACACTTTAAGTTTGAGGGCACTATGTCCGGTTCAGGTTTGTTCGGGCAACAACTCTTCAAGGAAGGTGGGAAGTATCTCACTATCGTTGAAGGGGAGTGTGATGCTATGGCTACTTATGAACTGTTAGGTTCTAAGTGGGCGGTAGTATCTATAAAAAACGGAGCTCAAGGAGCAGTCCGGGACATCAAAGATAACATCGAATACGTTGAAAGCTTTGATAATATTGTTATTTGTTTTGACAATGACAAGCAAGGTAAGGAAGCAGCTCGTAAGGTTGCTAGTATCATAAAACCACGCAAGGCTCGTATCGTTACCATTCCCAATGGTTACAAGGATGCGAACGACATGCTGAGAAAAAACTTACATGGTGAGTTTACGAGAGCATGGTGGGATGCAAAGGTATATACCCCTAGTGGGATTATACGGGTGTCTGATAAAAAGTCTTCGTTTCTCAAACGAGAGAAGAAAGAAAGCGTTCCTTATCCTTGGCATGGTCTTAATAAAAAGCTTATCGGGCTCCGACAGGGTGAACTAATGACTTTAACAGGCGGTACGGGCTTGGGTAAGTCCTCAGTCACACGAGAGTTAGAGCATTGGCTTATCAATAGAACCAACGATAACGTGGGTATAATAGCCCTTGAAGAAGATTGGCGTAGAACAGTCGATGGTATTTTATCTATTGAAGCTGATGCTCGGCTCTACATTGATGACATCCGGGATGGGTACGAAGAAGGTGATTTAATTAGTATGTTTGATAAAACCTTTGGTTCTGATAGAGTATTTATTCATGCTCACTTCGGGACCAATGACATCGAAGATATTTTTTCTAAGCTTCGTTACTTGATTGTCGGATGTGATTGTCGTTGGGTAGTCGTGGACCACCTACATATGCTTGTATCAGCTACTACGGAGGGCGATGAACGTAGAGCTATTGATTCTATTATGACTAGGTTGCGAAGCTTGGTTGAAGAAACAGGTGCAGGTATTATTCTGGTCTCTCACTTACGTAGAGTATCCGGAGACAAAGGACATGAGAATGGGGTGAGCGTAAGCTTATCACATCTTCGTGGGTCCAATGCGATTGCCCAACTTTCTGATTGTGTTATCGCCTTAGAGCGTAATCAACAATCAGAAGATGAGCTAGAGTCTCGTACAACCCGATTAAGAATACTTAAATCTAGGTATACCGGGGACGTTGGTTTAGCCACGTCTTTAGTATACGATAAAGATACTGGTAGACTTGCGGAGTACGAGGACACCGAACTCCTCAACAGTGACTTCACGGATGAGGATGTACCTTTCTAAATTATGCAATTAGTTTTTGACATAGAGACTGATGATTTAAAAGCAACAGAAATACATTGTATTGTTGCTATTGATGAAGACGATAAACAATATAGCTTTGATATTATTGATGGTAATATTGAGGAAGGTATTCAGTTTTTATCTACAGCCGATAAACTAATCGGACATAACATCATTGGTTTTGACATCCCGGTAATAAAAAAGTTACACGGTGTCGACCTATGGCATAAAGGTAAGGTGCTTGATACCCTAGTGCTTTCAAGACTTCTTAATCCTGTAAGGGAGAAGGGTCACTCATTGGAAGTCTGGGGTAACAAGCTTGGTGTTGCTAAGTCTACTCCTCCGGAAGACTTTACTACTTATACAAAGGATACTCTCAAGTATTGTGTTCAGGACGTTGTTTTAAATAAAGTTTTATTTGAACAGTTAAAGAAAGAATCGTCTGGGTTTTCGATGGACAGTATTGAAATGGAGCATCAAGTAACTCAGATATTAAAAGAACAAGAAGATAATGGCTTTATGTTTGATGAAAAGAAAGCTATGCTTCTTATGGCAAATTTAAACTGTAAGATTAAAGAGACTGTTGAAGAGGTCCATGCGACTTTTAAGCCTAAGTGGGTGGATGTTAAATTAGTAACTCCGAAACTAAAGAAGGATGGTACGTTAGCTAAATCTGGTTTAACAGAAGAAGAATACAAAGCTCGTATAGCCTCTAAGAATATTAAACCTTTCATGCGAAAGCAGCTACAAGAATTTAACTTAGGCTCTCGTAAACAGATAGGTGAATATTTAATTGACTTCGGATGGAAGCCTAAAAGATATACTCCGACTGGTCAACCTATTGTAGATGAGAATACTTTAAAAAAGATAACTCACATTAAGGAAGCAAAACTCATCGCTGACTTTCTACTTTATCAGAAGCGTTTAGCACAAGTGAAATCTTGGACTGAAGCAGTGGCAGAAGATGGTAGAGTTCATGGTGCAGTCATTTCAACGGGAGCTATTACTGGACGGATGGCTCATAGAAATCCGAACATGGCTCAAGTACCCGGAGTCTATTCTCCTTTCGGAGAAGAATGCAGGTCTTGTTGGACCGTATCAGAAGGACACAAGCTAGTAGGTATAGATGCTAGTGGTTTAGAACTAAGATTGTTAGCACACTATATGGCTAACGAGGAATACACAAATGAAATTATCAACGGAGACATTCATACCGCTAATCAAAAAGCTGCAGGACTTGAATCAAGAGATAAGGCTAAGACATTCATCTACGCACTCATTTACGGTGCAGGAGATGAGAAGCTTGGTTCAATCGTGCAAGGAAACAGAGAGGATGGTAAACGACTTAGAGAATCTTTCCTCGATAGTCAGCCTTCATTTAAAGCTCTTAGAGATAGAGTTAACAGAGCAGCTACAAAGGGTTACCTCAAAGGATTAGATGGTCGTAAGATTTGGTTACGCCATAAACACGCTGCGTTGAATACTTTACTTCAAGGCGGTGGTGCAATTACTATGAAGAAGGCATTGATTATCTTTGATGACCTGTTAAGATTACAGGCTATACCTGCTAAAATCGTAGGCAACATACACGATGAATGGCAAGTAGAGGTCCCAGAAAAACAAGCTGAACACGTAGGAGCTCTAGCAGTTAGATGCATAGAACAAGCATCTAAAGAATATAATTTAAGATGCCCTCTTACCGGGGAGTATAAGATAGGAGAAAATTGGAGTGACACACATTAAAACATATCTCGTTAGAGTTACAGAAGTAAATCAATATTTAATTCCTGTTGAAGCTACTTCCAAAGACGAAGCAGCCGAATTTGCGTTGTTTGGGTACAAATCAAAAGATGCTTTGTTAGATATAGCTGATTACAATAAGTATTTACATGAAACTATTATTGGTGATGATACTAGAGAAAACCCTACCAAAAAAATGTTTAGTCTTGGTGTCAACACTGTTGAAACAAAAGATGAATATAATAAATGGCTACAAGATAACGGAACCCCTTATTTTGTAGACGAAGAAGGAGAGTATACTCGTCCTATGAATGATAGTGATAAAGAAGAAGACATGACTTGGTTTTATGATGTATATGTAGGAAAAAAAAGATGGCAAGAATTATATAGTTGGACTGAAAACGAGGAAGAAGTATGAAACCCACTAAAGAAAACAGAAAGAAGTTTGACCTTGATTTAATGTATGGCGAAATCCGGGAAGAAAAGATAGCAGCAATGCTAACAGACAAAAAGGTAGAAGTTAAATCCGAACGAGACATATGGCAGAACACAGGTAACATCTGTATTGAATATGAATGTTGGGGTAAACCTTCTGGTATTAGAGCAACAGAATCAGACTATTGGTTTCATAACCTTTGCATAGGTGATGATGAATATTGTACTTTAGTTTTTAAAACAGATACATTGAAAAAGATAGTAGACAAACTAGATACGTTTAAAACTGTATCAGGTGGAGACAGTAATGCGAGCCGCATGTATTTAGTTAATTTACAAAAGCTTTTTTCTACAGATGTCATCAAAGCTTTTAAGGATATAAAGGATGAAGAAGACTCCTAAAACTTTAGATACTTTAGTACAAGATATTTATAACACTATTGAAGTGTTAGCTGATGATGAGGTTATCGACATCCCGGAAGAAATGTATGAAGAGTTTGGTAGAGATATGGAAGATGCTTTAAGGCATTGGGCTACTCCGGTAGAGCGACCTAAGAACGGTCTACGAATGTCTAATATTGGCAGACCTATTAGAAGACTGTGGTATGATTTAAACTTAGAAGAAGCAGAGAAAGAAAGAATTAACGGACCTACTTTTATTAAGTTTTTATATGGGCACTTGCTTGAGGTTTTACTGCTGTTCTTTGTTAGACTAGCAGGGCATGTTGTTGAATCAGAACAGAAAGAAGTTAAGGTGGAGGGTATCAAAGGGCACATGGACAGTGTTATAGATGGTGAAGTTGTAGATGTAAAGACTGCTTCAGGCTATGCGTTTAAAAAGTTTAAAGATGGTACTCTAGCTCAAAACGATTCCTTTGGTTATCTTTCTCAACTTGCAGGCTATGAAGCTGCAGAGAAAACAAACAACGGTGGCTTTCTAGTAATGAACAAAGAGACGGGAGAGCTTACTGTTTTTATCCCGGATGATTTAGAAAAGCCAAATATTGTTCACCGCATAAAAGAAATTAAAAAAGCTATGAAAAGGAAGACTCCTCCTGAGTATTGCTATCAGCCCGTTGCAGAGGGAGCTTCAGGTAATATGAAACTTCCTAGAGATTGTAACTGGTGTCCTCACAAGTTTGAATGTCACAAGGATGCTAACGATGGACAAGGTTTAAGGACCTTTCAGTATGCTAAAGGTCCAGTATATTTAACTAAGGTAGAGAAGCTGCCTAACGTACAAGAAATAATATGAACAGTAAAGAAGCAAAAAGATATAGAAAGAAAGCAAAAGCTTTGACAGTAGAATGGATTCAATCTCTTATCCCGGATGAAGAAGCGAAGAAAGTAAATGTAGATAACTTTCAAGACTACATGCCGGACCAAAAATATGTGTACGCAAACAAAAAGTTTATGCTGTCTGCGTTCTCAGAGAGATGGTTTTATCAAAAATTAAAGAGGCTAAACAAGAAGTTAGACTCAGTAACCCTAAAGGATTTTCAGAATGAAGAGGGGTTATAGAAAGCCACGTAAGGTACGCCCTGTAGAAAAAGATATTCCAAAAGGATATGATTCTGGGTGGGAGTATCAATTACATCAATCTGTTTTAAAGTCTTGGAGTCATCATTCAGAAAAGATTAACTATGTTGTTGAACATAAATACGAACCGGACTTTACACAGACTATTGATGGTGTAGAATACCTATTAGAAGCCAAAGGTAGGTTCTGGGACTATCAAGAATACAATAAGTATGTTTGGATACGTAAGTCTTTAGAGCCTAATCAAGAGCTAATCTTTTTGTTTTCTAGTCCTACTTCTCCTATGCCTCAAGCTAAACGAAGAAAAGATGGGACCAAAAGAAGTCACGCTGAATGGGCAGAAGCAAATAATTTTAAATGGTATAGTGAGCACACGCTCCCTGAAGAATGGACATAAATATGGAATATAAATTTGACGAACACATAAACTTAAATGGTGTTAAACAATACATTGATAGTACCTATACACAACACTATGCTCATTCTAAGTATCAAGCAACGGATATGATTATAGATGCAGGTCATGGTGAAGGCTTTTGTATTGGTAACATAATGAAGTATGCTATGAGATATGGTAAGAAAAACGGGAAGTCTGATGCGGACCTTCTCAAAATTATACATTACGCTTTGATAGCTTTGTATTTAAATAACGAGGAATAAAATGATAGATGATAAAGTAGGAGTTAAACCTTATTTAGGTATTAACATTAATTATAACAAAGAGAAAAAACTAGACCGCTTTAGTCTAGATACACTTAAAGATAGATACCTCTACCAAGAGGAAGGAGAAACGTATGCACAAGAGGCTTTTGCAAGAGCTGCAGTCTTTGCTTCAACATTTAAAGGACAAACCGACTTCGAGTTGGCTCAGAGACTTTATAACTACTCTTCCGACTTATGGTTCATGTTTAGCACTCCTATTCTTAGCAATGGGGGAACCAATAGGGGTTTACCTATTAGCTGTTTTCTCAATTACGTACCTGATAGTCGGGATGGTTTATCTGCTCACTATGATGAAAATATTTGGCTCGCAAGTACAGGTGGAGGCATTGGTGGATATTGGGGAGATATTAGAAGTAATGGCATCGCTACTGCTAACAATAGTCGTTCTACTGGTTCAATACCATTTATGAAAGTTGTAGACTCTCAGATGTTAGCCTTCAATCAAGGCGTAACACGTAGAGGGTCCTACGCAGCGTACATGGATATTGACCATCCAGAGATAGAAGAGTTTATAAACATCCGTAAAGAATCTGGGGGTGATATAAATCGTAAGTGTCTTAACCTACACAATGGAATTAATCTGACTAATGAGTTTTTACAAGCGGTAAAGAATGATGATGACTGGCGTTTGATTGACCCAAAGACCAAAGAAGCTGTCAAGATAGTTAGTGCTAGAGAGTTATGGTGGCAAATACTTAATGCTAGAGCAGAGACTGGTGAGCCTTACATGGTTAATATAGATAACTGTAATGATGCTTTACCTAAATCACAAAAAGATTTAGGACTAGAGATTAAACAAAGCAACCTTTGTTCTGAAATAACACTACCGACTAACGAAGAAAGAACTGCAGTCTGCTGTCTTTCCTCTGTAAATCTAGAGCACTTTGATGAATGGTCCAAAGATGAGCAGTTTATTGACGACCTAGTAACTATGCTTGACAATGTTTTACAGCATTTTATTGACAACGCTATTGACACATCTGAAATTGGGGAGTATAATGCTAACTACAAACGCTTTTCTAATCATGTCAAACCCGATAAAAAATCATTTACAAAAGCTGCATACTCAGCTTACAGAGAACGGTCTATTGGGTTGGGTGCAATGGGGTTCCACGCTTACCTCCAACGTAAAGGTATTCCTTTCGAAGGTATATTCGCAACTGGCTTTAACTACAGAGCTTTCCAACACATCAAAGGAAAGGCTGCTGATGCTACTAAAAGACTTGCCGAAGAACGTGGTGAAGCTCCTGACGTACATGGTAGCGGTAATCGTAACGCTCATCTTTTGGCTATTGCTCCTAATGCCAGTAGTAGTATTATATGTGGCGGTACTTCCCCTAGTATTGAACCATACCGTGCTAACGTATATACGCACAAAACTTTATCCGGTTCTTACCAAGTTAAAAATAGAAATCTAGAAAGTCTTTTTAAAAAGAAAGGATTAAAAGCTAAAGAGCTTGAGCAGGTCTGGAAAGATATAGCTGCTAATGAAGGGTCCGTACAGCATTTAGATATCCTTGATGAGAAAGAAAAGGAATTGTTTAAAACCGCAAATGAGATTAACCAAATCTGGATAGTTGAACATGCGTACAAAAGACAGGAGTTCGTTTGCCAAAGCCAAAGTGTAAATCTGTTTTTTGTTTTCCCGAAGGCTACTGAGCCTCAAGAAATACATGACGAGTATCTACAGTATGTTAACGATGTGCATTGGTACGCTATGCATACGTTGAAGTCTTTGTATTACTTTAGGTCAGATGCTGCTAGAACTGCAGAGAATGTTAACATTAAAATACCTCGTATAAGATTAGAGGAAGTGGATTGTATTGCTTGTGAAGGATAATAATTTTAGTTCATTTTGTAGACGTAAATGGTTGGACCATTGTGACGAAAACAAAACACCGCAATCAATTACTTATACAGAAAAAGAATTTAAAACAGTATTTAATAAATGGCTACTAGAAAAGTATGCCGAAGAAATGGAGAATAAATGAGTATATTAGGAACAAGAGAACATTATAAACCTTTCGAATATCCTTGGATGTTTGATTACTACGTTCTACAAAATCAAATGCATTGGATGCCTGAATCAGTTCCTTTACATAATGATGTCAAGGACTGGCAAGAACTTAGTAAAGAAGAAAAGAACTTACTAACACAAATATTTAGATTGTTTACACAGTCTGATGTAGATGTCGGGTCCGGGTACGTAGACAAGTATATGCGTATATTTAGAAAGCCGGAAGCTAGAATGATGATGACTTCATTTGCTAACATGGAGTCTATACATCAACATGCTTACAGTCTTTTACTAGACACAGTTGGTATGCCAGATACAGAATACAAAGCATTTGCAGAGTACGAAGAGATGGCTGATAAACATGATTACGTTGGAGAGTTTAAGCCTACATTAAAAGATAAACAAAGCATTGCTAAGACTTTAGCAGTCTACTCAGCTTTTACAGAAGGCTTACAACTCTTTAGTAGCTTTGCTATCTTATTAAACTTTCCTCGTTTTGGACGTATGAAAGGCATGGGTCAAATAGTTACCTATAGTATCCGGGATGAATCTATGCACGTTGAAGCTATGACAAAACTATTTAGAGAGTTTATACAAGAACATCTAGACATATGGACCGATGACTTTAAAAAAGAAATATACGAAATCTGTAGAAAGATGGTAGCTTTAGAAGATAAGTTTTTAGATTTGGTTTTTGATATGGGTAATATTGAAGGGCTTACAAAGAAAGACATGTATGCCTACAATAGATACATAGCAGATAGAAGATTACTTCAGCTAGGATTAAAAACAAACTTTGGACAGAAGGACAATCCTTTAGGTTGGATAGATGAGGTTATGGGAGTCGAGCATCAAAACTTCTTCGAAGGCAGGGCTACATCATATATGAAAGCAGGGCTTCGTGGAAAACAAAACATAGTTACATTTAACGAAATTAAAAATGAAGACGAACAAAAAGCCGAAGGAAGCTAATCTAATTAGTTGGAAGCTTTGTATAGACGCTGAGAATAAACTGGTTACAGAACTAAGTTCTTTTCCTGTTGAATATATTCATCTCTTTCATCAAGAGGATAGATTAGTTATTCTCAAAGCACTACAAGAAGCAAGGACTGCTCTAGAACCCCTTCATAAAAACATAGAAGTGCAACTTGATGCAACCTTTTAGAGGATTGTATTAATTCGTAGCGGAACGGATTTACCTTTTACAGGTATAGGTTTTAACACTTCAAAAGCATTTGAACACTTTTCAATAGTCTGTTTAGTTATCAAAAGATTATGTCCTGCTTCTTTACAGGCGGACTCTGTTCTAGCTGCAGTGTTTACAGCATCCCCAATAGCAGTATAATCAAACCTTGTTTCGCTTCCCATATTACCAACAATAGCTTCTCCACTATTAATCCCAATCCCAATGTCTATCGAGGGTAGACCTTCTTTTGCTAACTCATCATTCAGGAATAACATTTTTTTCTGCATATCTAACGCACAATCTACTGCTCGTTGCTCATGGTTATCTAAATCTAACGGTGCATTAAATATAGCCATCATTGCATCGCCTATATATTTATCTACCATACCGCCATATTTCTGAACTGATTTTTGTTGTACTGTTAAAGCTTTGTTCATTACGAATGCTACTTCTTCTGGCTCTAGCTTCTCTGACATAGCTGTAAAGCCTCTGACATCTGTAAATAAAAAGGTACAGTACCTCTTTTCTCCACCCAACTTTAAAAGCTCCGGATTGTTTTGTAATCTCTTTATTTGAGCCGGGTCTAAATAGTGTTCAAACTGTTTCTTAATTTGCTGTCTTAGTTTAAATTGTTTTCTAAAGTTTAAATAGAACTGTTGTGTTGCTACAAAAAGCATTCCTACTAAGGACCACGTAACATCTATTAAGTAATTTATACTGATTAAATGTAGTCCTAAATAGCCTACAGAACACATTGTAAAAATGACCGCTAGTACCCCACTAGTCATACCAAGAAAGTTAATTAGCAACGCAATACAGAGCCCTGAGAGGCATAATAATAGTAGTTCTACTAGTAAATGATAGTCAGGTATTTGAGGCGTATCTAGTAATATAGACTCTGCTAAAGCTGCTTGTATTTTGTGAGGTTCTAAAAGACCTACTGGAGTTGCTAATTGAGGAGAAATGCCTTTGGCTGTAAAACCTACAAAGACAAACTTATCTTTTACATTCATTTCTTGAAGAGTTGTTTGAGGTGTATCAACCCAACTTACCCACTTACGACCAAGACTATCAGTAGGTATAGGATTTAATCCTCTTACTCTTATCATCTCTATCCCATTTTCATTAGTAACTATCTGATAGGTATTACCACCCCCTAGTATTTTTAAAACCTCTGTTCCAAAAGAAGCAACCCAACCACCCGGAGTTTGTTGTAGTAGTGGTAGTTGCCTCACTAAATTATCTACATCTACGTTTGCTGATATCGCTCCTTGACTTGCAGAGCCTTTTAAGATTTCTATGCTCTCTAAAAATCCTGCAGCTTTTGGTAAAGAAACCTCAATGCCTTTTATTACTGTACCATGAGTAGCGGGGTAAAACGCATTATTAACTTCTGGCATTCCAATAACTGATGGAGAGCTGCGTAAAGCTTCAGCAAAGGCTTGGTCACCTCCTAGTCTATCTGGATGAGGGAACAACATAACCCAACCTACTCCTATTGCTCCTGCTTCTAATAGCTTTGTATGTATTTGTGCAAGACTTTCTCGTGGAAGAGGATAACCTCCTTCGGCATCTAAGTCTTCTTCAGTAATATTTAAAATACTAAAGTAGCCGGTAGGGTCGGGAGTCTCTATAAAGGCATCAAAGGTTTTTAGTTTAAGAACCTGTAAAGGAACAGCATTAAACAATAAAGGTACAGTCAACAACGCAATCAAAGGTACAGACCACTTCATATTAATCTCCTTGGGTTATGGTTATTCTTGATGAAGCCCCTCCATTAACAACTATCTGTGTGCTCTTTCCATTTTGCACCAAGATAAAAGTATAGGAGCTGCTCTTATCTAAATCTAGTCTTACAGTATCTTCTAAGGCTTTATAGAAGGTAATGACTGTATCTGTCGTAAACGTATTTATCTGAGTCTCTGCATCAAAACCCAGAGTAGTACCTTGTAAGTCTAAGTCAGCTTTCAATAGAGTTTTAGTTGTGTCTAGTTCATTGACCTCTTCAATTATATTGAGTAAGTCTTCTAGAAAGTTTACGTCTAAATAGTTTATATCTAACTCTGTAAACTCTAGTTCATCCTCTTCTAAGTAATCTTTTTCTAACTCCTCAAACTCTAGATAGTCTATATCTAATAAATTACCTGTCTTTGTTTCAGACGAACTAGATTCTAAACTTTCTACTTCTCTTGGAGCAGAAACAATCAACATGTTATCTATAAGTTCTAAGGTTAGGTCCAGAATGACTGGATTGCTAGGAGCAGTCTCAAACATAGAAGCTGTGGTAGCTTGATATGGTTTGTTTAAAACTACTTGTCCCATAGCAGTACTAACCACTATCTCTCCAGATGGTAGTCCGTCTTCTTTAGGTAATAAAATAATTAAAGACCTTCCTAATTCATCTACAGTAACTGTAAAATCAGTACCTCTAATTCCTACCGTTGCAGAAGGAGTTTGAATTAAGATGTTTTCTTTGTTAATAGTTGATAGCTTACCAGTAATAAACCTTGCGGTTCCACTAGCAAACTGTAAAGCCATTTTAGACTTAGAGGGGTCCGGGTCATAGATAAACTCATCTATAACCAGTTCTGAATGTTCAGTAAGTCGTACTTGACTCTCATCTAAAAATGTAATGCCTAGTCTTCCATTAGAAGTCTGAACATTATCAAAGCTATTTATATCAAACGATAAAGCAGCTTTATACGTATCATCTCGTACAACTCTACCTGAACCTTCTAATTCTGTTATACTTCCTATATCAGCATGAAGTGGACGTGCCACCATCAGACTGAACAACACAGACAGTACCGTTACTGCCTGTAGAAAGTATTTTAAGCCAATCATTATCTAATGTACTCTGTTGGTCTATGTTAAATGTTCTTGAACTACCTGTTTGGTCTAAGTAAAAATACCCACCTTGATAACCATCACCATCAAAAGTAACGCTGTTTGAGTCACCATCAATGTCCACATAGCTAGTTCCGGCATCGTAGTCAATGTCAAAGTCTAGTGTGTTACTATCACCTTGAACTATCCAATCTAAATCAGTGCTACTTGCCATCCCAACTGTTGCTAGGTCTAAAGTAAATGTATTACTTGAACCAGTTACATCTACGTTTAAGTTTGAACTATCTGCTCCGTAAGTATTTGTAGGGTCTACTTGTATATTAAACGTGTTGCTGTCTCCATCAAACTCAAAGAAGCCTGTTAAACTATCAGCCAGAATATCTCCAAGAAATTTATTTGAATCACCTATTTGATTTATGTCTAGTGTCATGCCAGTACCATCTAAATCTAATGCAGTCATTGTGCCTGCAACAGCATCAGTGCCTCCAATGATGTTACCTGAACCTAACTGCTCTAAATCTATATTGGCTGTAGCTCCGGCTTGGTCAACGTAAATTTCGTTGTCAGCCCCGAATGCCCACGCACTCGCCACAATCAATAGGCTCAATAATAGTTTTTTCATATTCCCAATATCCTCTCTCTATTCCTGTCTTTATGACATTTAAAACACCTGTCTCTACTGCTCGTTGTAAAGCTATGGAAACAGATTCGTTTTCTGTAAAGCCTCCTTCTACCTCAACTAATTCTGTACCTAGTTCTATAAACCTAAATACATCTTGTGATAACCCTACAGATAAAATACTTTTAGAGACTAAAACCTCTATTAAGACTTCACCTGTGCTTACAGAAACTAATCGTAAGGAGACACTTACTGTATCTTCCCGGTATTGTTTGCTTGTCCCTATGCCTAGATATCTAGCTCCCAATCCTCCACTTGTTTTATTAGTATCATAACTAATAACACCGCCTTGAACTAACAGCCCTGCAAAAAGCAAAGGCTTTAATTTATTGTTCTCTTCAAATTCTTTTCTTGTGGTCCTTATAAGTTGTCTTTCTTTAGTCAGGTCATCTAAGCCTACTCGCTCTACAACTTTAAAGAACTTCCCATCGGCAGCATGCTTAAAAGCCCTGATTAAAAAAGCTTCAGGTGCTTGGGTAATTGCTGTACTAAAAAGAGCAAACTCACTGTTACTCTTACGTTGCCCTGTCAAGTCTTTGAAGCTGTTAGGGTAT